CTTCATGCCCGCGATAGTACGTCATCGCGGACATGGGTTCTAGATCCCCACCAGGATCTAGAAGGTGATGATGACGCCGGCCTGGCCGAAGGGCGTGTTCTCGCGAACCACAGCGACGCCATCCCGAAAGATGTTCATCACCGACAGCTGGCACTCGACCTCGAATTCGGCGTCGTTGCCCTTCTCGGAGCCGGACCCGTCCTCCATGATCCGGCAGCCGATCATGTCCCAGCGCGTGGTCCCCAGGCCCGCCTCGTAGAGCGTGCCCGTCAGCTGGAAGGCCTGCTCGAACGCACCCTTGCCGCGCGTGCGCCCGACGGCGTCTAGGAGCCGCTCGAGGAGGATGTAGTCCTCCATGTACAGACCCAGCGTGCCGCCCGGCTCGAACTTGCCGCGCGTGCGCGTCTGGGGCGCCGCCCTGTGGCTCCAGCCCACGCCCGGCGTCAGCTTCCGGGAGTACTTCCAGCTGGTCCAGCCTTCGATGCGCTGCGACGGCGCGATCTGGGACGTCACGCCCCCGACCGTCGCGGTCGGCGTCGCCGACAGGTCGACGGACGTCCGCGAGTACCGCGCCCCGTCGATGTCGGGGTAGTTGAGGATTGGAATCATGCCCGGCATGGCGGCTCCTTAGAGAGAGAACCCGATCGTCATCGTGAGGGTGCGCGCCTTCGGCTTCGGGACGACCCGGACCGTCAGCTGCAGGTTTTCCGTCGACTGGATGTTGTTAGTGCGGTTGATCTCCGACTGGACCGCCACCGCATCCGGGGGCGTCGGAGCCAGGAGCTTGTTCGACAAGGCGCCATCGATGACGCCCTCGATGCGCGAGGCCTCCGGGTCGTAGATGGTCCCGTCGCCCGGGTTGACCAGCAGGTCGACGTTGAGCTCGTCGATGAAGACGCCCAGCGCCGTCGAGCAGGCCACGTCCATCACGCGCCGGTTGGCGACCGGCGTGAAGTCCGAGCCGTTCTGCGCCATCATGTTTCCGGTCGAGCAGAAGTAACCGATCTTCGTCGGCCGCGTCGTGAGGACCGTGAAGCGGTTGTTGGCCAGGCCGGGCGTGTTGGCCTCGTTCCGGTAGATGGCCACCACGTTGTCGAGCGCGCCGTCCTTGACCGCGCCCGGATCGCGCGAGGGATTCTTCATTGCCAGCCGCGTGGCGATGACGATGCCGCAGTTGCGGCGCAGCGTGCGGCCGCGGTTGAGCGACGACTCGTGCAGGATGTCCGTCACCGTCACCATGACGCGGTTGCTCGCGAAGCTGGCGAAGGCCGTCAAGATCGTCGAGTCGCTCTCCGACTGCGGGCACTCCACGATGCCCATCACGTAGCGGAACGCCGTCTCGAACGCGTCCATGGACGACTTGACCGTGGACGCCATCGAGGCCGACGCCGCGCTGTTGGCGCCCGTCCCGGCCACGTGCGCGCCGAACCAGAGACGCGCGTCGTTGCCGAGCGCGGTCAGCGCCGAGGCCACGTCCGACGTGCCGAAGCCGGCCGTGACGGTCGTGAATTCGTAGGTGTCCGTCGCCACGAACGTCGAGGCGAAGGTCAGCATGACGCCAGATCCGGGGATCACGTAGGTGCCCCCGCTCGGCGTGGTGACGACGGCGCTGTTGCTGGTGCCGCCGTCCATGCTGTACGTGAACGTCGCCGTCCCGAGCGCGCCGCCCGTCTGGATGATCACCAGGACGTCGTAGCGGTCGAGAGGACTGGACGCCTGCGTGACCCAGCCGGCCGTTCCGGCGCCGACCACGGTGATGCCGCCCGAGGTGGTGATCGTCCACACGTCGGTCGCCGTGTAGGTCTGGGACGAGAACGACAGCGTCGTCAGCGTCCCAGGAACCAGGTACGAGAACGTCGACACCGTGCTCAGCACCGGCGAGCCGTAGGCACCGCCGTTGACGGAGAAGGCGACGGCCATGGTGCCGAGCGCGCCCGCCGTCGTGATCTTCGCCAGGATCTGGTAGACCGGCTTCAGCGAGCCGGTGACGGTCCCGGCGCCGGTGCCGACCTGGGTGGTCGCGCCGACGCTGCCCGCCACGCTGGGTGTGACCGGAACAGCCATGCAGCTGCCTGCCTTCGAGATCGTGTCCGCCACGTTCTCCGTCAGCGTTCCGGGCCCGAGCGTCGAGCTGGCGACCGGCGTGCTTCCGAAGCTGTAGACGGTGTTCGGCAGGCCCGCGGCGCAGACGCCCAGGTGCGCGAGGATCTTGTCACCGGCGGCCGCCGAGACCTTCCCCAGCTGGCCGTCGAGGATGTTTACGGTTACGTCAGGCATGGTCGTCTCCTAGCGGTACACGTGGGCGCGCGCGGCCTCGACGGCCTTGTCGTAGTCGGCCAGGGTCATCTCTTTGTTGAGCGCCCAGCCATGCAGGAAGAACGCCTCGAAGTGCAGGCGCGACTTCGGGTTGTGGACGGGCGGCACGATCGCGTCCGGCTTGCCCGGCTTTTTCGGGCCCGGCGACTTCTCCGGCAGGTAGCCGCGAAGGGCCGCCCACTCTTCGGCGGTCTTGATGGCGGCGACGTTCGCGTCCGATGCCGACTCGGCGGCCGGCTCCGGCAGCGTCTCCGTCGCGGTCTCTTCGGTCTCGGTCATGGTGCCTCTCCTCGTCATCAGCCGCCGGTCTCTTCGAGCGACTCTACAAGATCGCCGGTGACCTCGACAGAAAGCGGCCCCTTCGCCACGCCCAGCGGCTCGAACGTGAAGGGCACCGCGACCTTGCAATTGAAAATGCAGATGTGGAACGGCTTCGACGTGTCGGCCTGGCCAAGCTTCCAGTCCGTCGAGATCGGCTTAAACGAAAAGGCCGTCAGCTGGTACCGCATGGCGGCCACCAGGTGGTTGAGCAGCGTCTCGCACTTCTCGAACGTCTTCCCGAAGACGTGGATCTCGATCAGCTCCTCGCGCCGCGCGACCTCCTTGGGGTCGCTGATCCGCTGCTTCTGCTCGGCCAGAGTCAGCTTGCGGCTGACGGGCGCGCTCGGGCCCGAGATCATCTCGATGCCCGTAGCGCCGACCGGGCACCAGACGATCGCCGGCGCGTCCATGGCGTCCGACAGGTGGTCCGCGCCGAGCTCGTGGATGACCGGCAGCTGCTCGCCGGCCGCCTCGAGGACGGTCTGCAGGCCGGTCTTGATGGCCACGAAGACGGTCGAGATCGACATCAGGCGCCCGCCCTTCGGCGCAGGACCGCAATCGTGTCGCGCCGGAACACGGCCTCCCAGGCCGGCGGCAGCCCGCGCTCGTCCGGCACCATGGGCCGGGCCTTGATGCCAGGATTCGTGTGTGCGGCCGTGCGCAGCAGAAACGCCGTCCGGGCCCCTTTGCCCACGAACCGGCCACTCGCGCTCTGGCGGGCCGTACGGGCGGGCACGGCGAAGGCGCTGGTGCCCTTTTGGTGGAATCCGGAATAGTTGGCCGTGATGGCGACCGTCGCGCGGGGGCCCTCGGCCTGGGCCGTGGCGCTGCGCCACATCCGCCTGGTCTTCATCAGCGGCATGCGGCCGCCGCGGATGGGCTCCCAGGCGACGTTGTAGGGGTCGTGGCTGCCCAGGAAGTTGTCGGACACCAGCTTGAGCATGCTGGCCGACATCATCGCGGCGACGTCGCCCTTCAGCGTCTCGTCGCTCGACGCGAGGATCCTTCGCCGAAGCTCTGCGAAGCTCATGCCTGCTGATCGCTGCGGCATCAGTCGCTCACGAACGGGCCGCGGTGGTTGGAGTCGTCCCGGCTCGACCAGCCGCGCGAGCTGGAGCTGATGACCTCGGGTGCCGAGCTGGGCGCGTCCGAAGCCGCCGGCGTGCCGCTGTCGGCGATGCCGCCTGGCGTGGCCTTGCCCTCGCCGACGCGCATCAGCCAGGTCCGCGCATCCTTCGCCCGGTCCTTGACGTTGCCGTCCGAGCTGCCCGGCTCGGGATTGAGGCCGCGCACGGACAGAAACTCGTAGACGGCGATCTTGCAGACCGCGGCCCTCAGGTCTTGCCCCCACGCCGTCAGCGGCAGCGTGTACTGGTTGGCGAGGTAGCTGTCCGCCTCCTCGCTGGCGGCCAGCAGGTTGGCGTTCATGCCCTCCACCTCGTCGGTGGAAAAGGCTCGCGCCCCGAGGCCGAGTCGCCTCGCATCCGCGATCTCGGCGTAGCGCTGACTCATCGCCTACCGCTTCCCGGGCTTCTCCGACTTGGTCTTCGTCTCGGGCTCGGTCTCTTCGGGCTTCGGCGCTTCGGGTTTCGGGACCGCCTTCAGCGCGGCCTCGAGCTCGACGACCTTCGCCAGCAGCTCGTCGCGTTCGGCGGTCACGCCGGCGACCTTCGCCACCAGGTCGGCGTTCTCGCCGGACAGGCGCTGCACTTCCTGGCGGGCGGCGCCGACCGCGGCCTCGGCCGCGCGAGAGCTGATACTCTCGCCCGACTTCACCGTCAGGCGGTTGTCGTCCATCAGCAGCTTGTACGAGTCGCGCCCGATTCGCCTCGGGTCCGGGCGCGCCTTGTCCTCCATCACCAGCGTGGTGGGGTTCTTGACCTTCACCATCACCGGGGGCGGATCCTCGTCCTGTCCCAGGACCTCCACCTCGACCGCTTCGGCGGTCGGCCAGAAGCGTCCCGCGCGCGCCAGGTTTGCGTGCACCGGGTGTCTCGCCTGTACCGTGATTCGCATCGTTGTGGATCTCCTGGAAGCAGTGAGGGACCGCCCCAGGATCGGGGCGGTCAGGGTGGCGAGGTGCTAGGGCGTGTTCTTGATGGCCAGGAACGGCAGGCCGAAGCCGGCGCCCGCGCGGCCCTCGACCGAGTAGGCGAACGTGCGGTTGTTCCACACGAGGGGGTTGGTCGGGTCGACGATCGGGATGCGCGTCGGCTGCTTCCGGACCTGCCAGATGAGCGGCTCGATCCGGTCGGTCGAGAACAGGTACCAGGCGCCAGCCGTGTCGTCGATCAGGTACTCGTTGACGACCAGCTCGACGTCGCCCTTGTAGACGTTCTCGGGCGCCGACGCGGCGACGTTATCGGTGGCGGCCACGTTCTGCGTGACCTGGTTGATGCTCGACGCCTTGATGATGTTCAGGGCGTTGAGCTCGTTGTCCGGGCCGACCATCATCACGGTCGGCTTGACCTGCAGCGGGCGGCCGCTCTCGCCCTTGAACGAGCGCATCGCCGACTTCGCGCTGGCGTAGTTGGCCAGCGTCAGCGGCTTGCTCGTCCGCAGGTTCGCGTACGTCCCCTGCGAGCTGTCGTCGAGATCGACCGGGTGGTCGGTGTCGAAGAAGAACTGCCCGTCGTAGCAGGTCGTCGTGGTGCCGGCGATCAGCTTGGCGGTCATCTGCTCGTCGGGCCAGCGCGCGACGGCCTGCCCCTGCAGGTCAGCAGCCTGCGAGTAGACGCCGAACTGATCGTCGTCCAGCTTGTTGCGGTCGACGCCGAAGGTGTTCTCGAAGTCGTCGTTCGTCACCTCGAACGAGCGCGCGGCGATGTTGTTGAGCTGCTTCTCCCCGATCCACTTCTTCATGGAGGGCAGCTGCGCGAGCCACGCGTACGTCTTGCGCTCGGTCCCACTGGTCGACAGCATGGAGAACTTGTTCCAGTACTGCGCGACCTTCTGGTAACCCCTCTGCTGGCTCAGATCCAGCTGAGTGAAAAAGGACTGGAGCTGGGAGGTGGTGAGTTCCATTTTCTTCGTCTTCCTTTGCCGCTGTCCGCGGCCTCAGCTGGATCGGTTGGGTGAGGGGGATTCGGGGGTGGTGCTACGTGGCGGCGCCGGTCATGTCGGGGTTGAGCTGCAGGCCGACCGCGACCCAGACGCCAGCGCTGTCGACGTCGATGATCACGCCGGCCTTGCTGCGGGCCGAGCTCGCGCTGCTCTTCGCGACCGTCTGGTCGTCGACCATCCAGCAGTACTTGCCGACGTCGGCCTGGGCGATGAGATCGACACCGGCCGCGCTGTTGTTGAACCGGAACACGCCCTGGCGCACGCGCACGCGCAGGTCGCCGTTCGAGAAGCCCGTCGAGTTGGACGAGCCAGTGTTCGGGTTGAGCGCCGCCACGCCAGCGGCGATCTTCGCGGTCGCCTGGGTGGCCGGCTCGCAATAGCCCGACGCGTTCACGACGACGAGCGCGCCTTCGAAGATGATCTTCGTTGCCGCCTGGGGCAGGTCGAGATCGTCCAGCACGGCCTTGACGACGCCGAGCTGCTTGGTGTTTCGAGATGCGGTCAGAGCGCTCATCTGGGTGGTCCTTTTCTTGGGGTCGTCGGATGCCGGCGTCGCCGCCGGCGGCTGGGTGAGTCGGGCCTGCCGTTACGGCTGGAGGATGTGCATCAGCGGGCGCTGCATGCCGTTGTAGTCGCCGGCGACGGCGTGCTTCTTGTGCTCGATGATCGCGACGGGCGCGATGCCGGTGAGCCGAGCGATCTTCTTGTCGTCCTCGGTCAGGCCCGTCAGCAGCTGCGCGGCCGCCGCCGGGTCGGGCTGCTTCTCGCCGCCCGCCGTGACGACCTTCGCCGGGATGATGGAGATCGCCGCCGAGAGCATCTCGATGGCCAGCTCCGTCACCTTGCCGCCGCTCGCCTTGAGGATCGGCTTCACGAGCGTCTCGTGCTGCGACGGCTCGATGCGGCCTTCCTTGCCGGCCGTCACCAGGATGCCGTCGAACGTCGTGCGCAGGCGCGCTTCGCGCTCCGTCTCGAGCTGCGCGGTCAGGGCGTTGACCTCTTCGGCGCGCGCCTTCAACGCGATGATCAGGCCGGCCGCCTCGCCCGGCGTCTTCGCGCCCGTGAGCGCAACGACCGTCGTGCGGAAGCTCGCCAGATCGCTGATCGTCGCCAGGACCGCGTCGCGTCCGGCGTCCGCCTTCAGGCCGACCACCGCGGAGAGCGTCGTCATCTGCGCGGCGCCGCGAGTGCTGCATGCCACGCACGCGACCTTGTCGCCGTCATCGTCGTCCGTCGGAAACTTGAGGGCGACGCTGCAGCTGTAGCAGAGGGCATTCTTCATCGGTCGGTCTCCTGTGGTTGCGGCAACAAGCGGCTTCAGATTGTCGAGCGCGGGAACGTTCGTGAGCGCCATGTTGACGATTCGCGACACGCGCATCGTCTCCGGCTCGGTCTCGAAGGCCGGGGAAAAGTAGAGGTACTCCTTGGACTCGATCATGCCGCTGGCCTTGATCGTCCACTTGGCGTTCGTCGCCCAGAGCTCCGGCTTGCCGGCGGCGTTGGCGCGAATCTCGGGCGTCCAGCTGTAGCAGCTGTTCGGCGCGGGCTGCCCGTTCTCGGGAGCGTTGAGCGCCTGGTGCTCGTAGTCCATCGTCAGCGATGAACCCTTCTTCGCGAAGGCCGCCATCACCAGCTTCGCGGCGCGCTCGTCGAAGATGAAGTTGCCCTTGTCGGAGGTGTTCACCCCATAGGTGAACACCGGCCACTCCTGGGGCGCCTTGCCGTCCGCGCCCAGGACGATCGCGCTGAGCGCGATCACGGGCTCCTGCCTGAACTGGTTGGTGGCCTGGTGCCGCCGCTTCACGAGGACGATTCTGCACGCCCCGACGAGGGCCGCACAATACGCGCCCCCCTCAACGATCTAGAACGCGCCCCAGAATCTCGGCGATTTCGTCCGGGTAATTCGACAGGTCCGGAGACCATTCCTCGTCGGAATCGCCGAAGCCATCGGCCGCGTCGACATCGGGAGCGTCCTCGTCGTCCGCGGCCACATATCCCTCCTCCGCGGCCTCGTCTTTCGTGAGCGCCGAGAATGAGCAGACGCAATTCGGGTGCATCAGCGGTCGGTGGTCGTTCCACCACGGATCGTCCGCCGGCAGGATGACGCCCTCGCACTCGTCGCAGATGTCGCAGTCCTCGCCGCCGCCGCGCTCGTAGCGCCAGATGGGTCGCAGATCCGCAACGGCCGGCTGCCGGAAGACCGCCTCGCGCCCATCGTTGTAGGCTTGGTTGACGCCCGTTCGAAACACCATCTCGAGCCGCGACGGGCTCTCTCCGCCCCACGCGTCGTACAGCTCGTCAACGAAGCTGCCGGCCTTGAATTCCTCGAACGTCGATCCGGTCTCGACGGCCTTGTCGATCGCCTCGTAGACCTGCGTCACCAGGTCCGCCTGCGTCGCGCCGCTGACCGTGAACGCAAACTCGCGCTCCGACTTGTCGAGCTTGTCCCACTCGTCGCGCGTGATCGGCACGCGCTTTTCGAACGCGCGGATCGCCGGCTCGAACTTGATCGGGTCAGCTGTTACTGGGACGCGGCGCTGGACGGAGGGCAAGCGCTTCCTCCTCGCTCTCGATGTGAGCGCGCAGCGCCAGCGAGAAGGCTACCCGCTCGGAGTACTTCTTCTCGCCCTTGCGGCGCTTGGCGACGATCTTCTCGAGGCGCTTAGCCAGGTCTTTCCTGATCCAGAACGCCTTCTGGACGAAGCGGCGCTTCGACTGCTTCGAGTACGCCATCGGCGACTAGGTGCCGACAGCGCGATCCGAGACGCGGCGCGCGCCCACCTCCCACACCGACGTCGGCGGCGTGGTCGTGTGAATGCGCAGCACGTTGCGGCCGGGCAGCAGCTTGTAGTCCTTGTGGATGACCGTGTTCGCCGTGATGGTGTCGCCGGCGCCGTTGCCCGCGCGCGCGGTGGCGGAGAACGTCCCGTCCGCCAGCGGCAGATAGACGTCGTGAAAGATCGTCCCGGCGACGTCGATGAACGCCGACACCATCACGCGCCGATCGTCCGTCCCGCGCGGCGACAGCTCCGTCCCGTCGTCGAAGAGCACCGAGTCGGAAGGATTGACGGTCGGAATCGCAGGGCACTTGAGACGGGTATCGGGCTGCATCATCGTCCTCCGGTTGCAGTGTAGCGGCCCGCCATGTGGGCCATGAGGTTTACTTTGCGCAGCAGCTCGGCCAGCTCGTCGGGCTGCATCTTGTCGCGGTAGCGCGCGAGCACCTTTTCGCGCAGGTCGTCGTAGCCGGATGCCGATTGGATGTCCGCAACGATGCCCTTGACGTCGTTGGCCAACAGCGCGGCCGCGCGCCGCACGCCGTTGTCCTGCAGCGTGTCGGGGTAGCGCTTGGCGCGCGCGGCGCCTTGCTTGGACCGCAGCTGCGAGACCGGGCGGCCCTCGGCGATGCGCTTCACCAGCGCAACGATCGCCGCGGTGGTGTCGGTGCGCGTGCGAATCGGCGAGGTCGCCCCTGCAGGCCGGCGCGCGATCCGGGCCTTGAACCGCGCCAGGGGGATCGTCGACATGCCGCCGAAACACACGTCGCCGTCGTCCCGGTGCGCGAGGTACGCGGCCTTGGCGGCGCCGGCGTCCGCGAAGCCGACGAACACCTTGTCCTCGTCGTACTTGGTCGGGTCCGCCTTGTCGTGCTGGCGAACGACGTGCACGTCGGGCGCGTTCTCGTCGGGGCCGACGTACACGTCCAGCTCGTCTTTGTCCGCGCCGTTGATGCCGTCGAAGAACCCGTAGTCGTACTGCATGACGGTCACACCCATGCGGCCCTCGTGATCCGTCCAGTGGCGCTCGCTGCCCGCTGGGTTCTCGACGGAGATCGGCATCCCCTGGAACACGATCTGCTTGGCGATCTGGGCGGGCACGGCCGTCAGCGCGGCCGGCTTCTTGGACGCAAACGGGTTGCCGCCCTTCGCCTTGTCGTCGCCCTTGTCGTCCTTCTTGTCGTCGCCCGGCTTCGCCGGTCCGCCGCCGGCCTCGATCATCGCCTGCTGCTGCTCGAGGGCCTTCTGCTGCTTCTCCTCCTGCAGCGCCGCCTGCTCCTCCTCGGACAGCATCGGGTAGCCGAAGCGGTCGACGATGCCGCGGATGTCGAGCAGGCCGGGCGCGCCGAGCTCCATGGCCTGCAGGCCCTGGCCGAGCGCCAGCAGCGTCTTGGCCTCCTCGGCCTCGTCCTCGGGCGGCTCGACCTGGTGCTGCGGAATCGGCGCCAGCTCTGGGTCGCCGTAGTTGTAGCCGGCGTCCCACCACAGGACCTGGTTGCGGATGGCGACGTCGATGCCGGCGTCCTCGATGCGCTTGTCGATCCGGACCTTGTCCTGGATCTGCGCCAGCGCCATCGAGCCGCCCTGCGAATCCGTCGTCAGGTTCTGGCCCAGGAACGTGATCGCGATGTCGTCGTCGAGCTCTTTCTTGAACAGCTGGAAAGACAGGTACGTGCGCGCGACGGCCTCGATGACCTTCAGGTCGTAGTTGTTGCCGTCCTTCGGATCGCCGCCCTGGGGCAGTGGAATGACGGCGTCGCTGCCCATGCGCGAGAGCGCGTCCTTGAAGTCCTGCTTCAGCTGCGCGTTCGCGTTCGCCGGCGTGATGGCGCCCAGGATCGGCATGCCGTGGCGCTCATTGTACCGGGCCCAGTCCCGGTAGTCCCAGCCGCGCATGATGTACTTGTGCGCGACCCGGCGGACCATCGCCTTGAGCCATCCGTACTGGTAGCCATGCGGCGCCCAGATGAACCACTTCCCGTCGCTGTGCGTCTGCTCGTCGGTGTTCGGCAGCGTGACCGCGCCCTCGGCGCAGATGGCGACGTAGCGGTACGACGACCAGTCCCAGTACACGTACTGCGGATGCCAGACCTTGAGGTGCGGCGTCCAGCGGCCCGGCTTCGTCGGCTTGTACGGCTGGCTCATGTCGGGCGGCAGGTAGCCGTCCGGGCGCACCGAGCCGTTCGCCATCTTTCCGTTCGGCGTCATGTACGACCAGGCCGTCGACGGGACGTTGCCCGTGCCGGTCGTGTCCCACAGGACCTGGGCGATTCCGAAGCCCAGCCAGTTGCCCCACCAGGACAGCTCGCCGATCACGGAAGCCGGGAACATCTGCGACCACAGCCCCGGGAAGTCGCCGTCGCCGCCGATCTCCTTGGCGATCTTCGCGGCCTTCGCGCGGGGGTTGGCGGCCTTGCACTCGACGGGGCTGCTGATGAGCGCCGAGACGCGCGTGTCGCTGACGGCCGCGATCCGGTCGTCGCGCATCATCGAGTCGCAGAGCATCGCCGACTCGCGGAACGTCCCGCGGTCGTGCACGCCCAGAACGCTCTCGATCTGCCAGACCTTGTCCCAGCCCGAGAAGCTGGTAATCGGAAGATCGTGGTAGACGCGCAGCAGATCGCGATCAGCCATTCGCGAACCTCTCGCGCGTGGCCTCGACGCCACGCAGGACGGAAGCAAACGCCTGGTCGCGGACGCCGGCGCCGGCGGAGAAGGACAGCTCGTACGCGTCTCCGCCGATGATGCAGCGGGCGCTCACCAGCGTGTCGGTCACCTCGACGACGTGCGCGCTCGAGCCTCGAATCTGCTGCATGATCTCGAGCGCCTTGCGCTCGAATTCGGGCGTCGTCACTCGCCCATGCTGCTACGGCGAGACGTGTCCGTCAATCAACCGCGCCGGACGGCGTCGGCGTACGGCGCATAGAACACGCGGATCTGCTCGCCCGTAAGCGCATAGCCAGCGTCCGCCCAGCGCGTGACCTCGCGCTGCTCATCAATTTGAAAGCCCGAGTAGTGAAACAGGATCAGCGGGTAGAGATCGACCAACGGCGGCTCGCCGGGCACGATCCCGTAGCGGTGGACGTTCCAGGGCGCCAGGTTCGCGCCCGGATGCGAGATCACGTGCGCGCGAAGATGGTGCGCGACCTGCTGCAGCCAGCCCTGGTCGCCGAAGACGACGCGTCCGTCCGCCAGCTCGCGCAGCTCGGTGTACGACCAGCCGCGGTTGAGTCGCGCCAGCTCGCGCGCGGGCCCGGGATCGCGGAAGTAGACGAGGCCCGAGTTGTAGATCCCATATTTGCCGTGCGACTCGAACGTCACGCCCGGCAGGCAGGCGGACGCCGACGGGATCCGATGCGGGCTGACCGCCATGCGCGCGTCGCCGATCTCGTCGAACATCGGCTCGGGCGTCGACCAGAACCACGTGTCGCCGTCCAGCTGCGTGAGAGGCAGCCCCGTGCCCTCCATGATGTCGGCGAAGAATTGCCAGCGCACGGTGGCGACGGTGTCGATCGGCGAGCGCCGAGGGCCGGGCAGCGCCGCCGGCTCGAGCTCCGGGTGACGCTCCAGGAAGTCCTTGCGCCAGGTCGTCACGATCCGGGTCTCCGGGTGCACACGCGCGAGCGTTCTGCGCCGGCCCTCAAACGCCGACATGTCCCAGTCCCACGCGAGCACGTGCAGTACAAACGGCTGGCAGTGCCGCAGCATCGAGCCGAACAACACCGGCAGCTGCCAGTCGCGGCAGACGGTCGCGTAGTGCCTCGTCATTCGACCAGCGCCCCCTCCGCCCACGTGATCGCGCTGTCGTCCTTCGTCGATGACAGCCACGCGGCCTGCCTACTAAGCGGCCGCAGCTGCGCGTCCGTCCATTTGGACGCGCCGTAGATGTTGCGGATTTCATCTGAGCGCGCGGCGGCCGCCAGGATGGTCGCGCGGTGGAACACATCCCACGCCTGGCCGTTCGGCGTGCGGCGCAGGCTGGGCGTGCCGATCCACCAGGGGACCGAGCAGACCAGCGTCCCATTGATGTGCGGCTGCGGCCGCGGCATGAACGCCCCGGTGATGCGGCGGCCGGCGTCGAGCGTTCGCTGGTGCTCGTCCAGAATGCGATAGATCCAGTCGCCCGAAACCGGGCAGCCATCCGCCTCGACGGTGAACACGTCGTCGCGGTCCAGGTCGCCATCCACCCACAGGCTCGCCAGCTTCTCCATCGTCCCGCACCACAGGTCGTTCGAACCGTCCGGGTGTCCCGTGCCGGGCAGGTTGGATCGGATCGAAAACGTCCGCATCTTGGCGTTGCAGTACGAGACGGTGTCGAACGCTAGCTCCGGGTCGACGTCGAAGCGGCCGGCCAGCACCAGCGTCACGTCGCCGCGGTAAATCGGCTCGATGTCGGCGATCAGGCGCGCCAGGCGAAACGCGCGCTCGCGATCGCCCTCCCAGTACTGGAGCGCCACCACCAGGCCGGGCGCCACGAAGGGGACCGTATTGGTCGGCAGCACTACCGGCGGACCTGTTCGCTGCCGCCGCCGAGCTCCATGTCGCGCGGACGGTGCGGATCCTTCCAGCCTGGCACCAGCGCCGCCCACTCCGCGTTGAACGCGGCGACCGCGGCGTCGTGCCGCCGCTTATCCTCCTCGGCGCTGTCGCCCGGCTCGTATCGGATGATCACGCGCGTGCCGGGGTCGCGGATGTCGCGGGCGCCGGGCATGCCGAACAGGATCCGCGCGCCGTCGCGGGCGGCCTCCTCCCAGAATGCAACGCCGGCGCCGGCGCTGTGACCGGGCAGCTCGATCTCGACCATCGCATTCTCGTCCGGGACCAGCGGCTGCCAGATCTTCATGTCGCCCCTCCGTTGTGCCCGCCGCCGCCCGGGATCTCACCAGGTCGACCGCCGCTTGCGCCTATCCCGCGTCGGTCGTTAGTGGGCACTGCACATCGGCGTCGGACCTACGTTCTATCGCTTCAGGTCCGGCGCGGCAACACCGCTCCCCAGTCCTCGAATTCCGCCGGCGCCGTGTCGCCGCTCCACATCAGCTCGGTCGCGTCCGCGTAGTCGTCCTCGGCGTCGTCCAGGCCGGTCACGTCCTGCATGTCGGAGATGTACTGGCGGCGCCAGGGGTACTCGTCGTCGCTGCCCATCGGCAGCAGGATGCGCGCGTCGTTCCAGGCGGCCGACGGTCCCTGGAAGCGCGCGAACTTGTCGGCCACTGTCGTCACCTCGGCCAGGCGCGCGTTGTCGTCGACGTCCTTGATGACCTGGTACGTGCCGCGGCCGACGCCGTTGACCTCGACGTTGGCGAGCGCGCCGTGGTTACGGATCTGAAACTGCTGCAGGTCGCGCGCGAACGTCGGAATCGTCACCTGCTGCTTGTAGCCCTCGAGGATGTACGCGACCTTCTTGTCGCCCCGGCCCTTGATCATCGCGGCGATGGCCGCCGAGCTGTTGGCGGCGGTCTTCTTCGAGCCGGCCGTGTCGGCGCCGATGGACGCCCGGCAGCCGGTGAAGTCGACGGTCTTCGGATCGTAGTAGTGCTCGGGCCCGAACAGCTTCGAGCCCTTCGGGCGCGGCCGCTGCTGGTAGAGCGCCGCCCAGGAGTACTCGCCGATCTGCTTTCGGATGCGCTCGAGCCGACGGAGGTTGTAGCGGTCGGGCCACAGCGCCTCGCCGATCTCACGGCCCAGAACGTCATCCGCCTCCGCGATGGCCGGGAGCCGAATCTCCTCCCAGCCCTGGGCGATGAGCATCCCGGCCATGTCCTTCTCGTGCCATCGGGTGTGCTGCACGATGATCGAGCAGCCCTCGTCGCGCGTGAAGACGACCTCGTTGAACCACTCCCAGTGCCCGTCGCGGATGACGCCGGAGTTGGCTTCCTTCCGGTTCTTGTACGGGTCGTCGACGATCATCAGGCCCTGCATCCCGTAGCCGGTGATGCCGGAGCCGGCGCCGCCGGCGAGCAGGCCGCCGCCATCCGTCGTGCGCCACTCGGCCACCGCGGCCGCGCCGTCGTCCAGCTGCACGCCCGTGCCCTCCGCGAGCGCGCGCATCTTGCGCGACTCGGACCAGGCCTTGCGGTCCGAGTACGTGAAGTAACCGTTCAGGTCACCGGGGAATTGGTTCATCCACCAGGCCACCGCGTGGTGGATCGTCGTGGTCTTCGCGTGCCGCGGCGGCATCTCGACCACCAGGCGCAGCGGCCGGTACCGCGCCTCCTCCAGCTTCTTGATCAGCGGCGCGATGTGCCGGGGCGGCGGCTTGTCGGGCCGGACGCGCCGGATGAAGTCGCCGAGCGGCTCGCCTCCGCCGATCTTGCGGGCCAGCTCGACGGCTCGCCGTAGATCCGCCCCTTCGAGGTGGGCCAGATCCTTCGGATCAAGAATCATCGCCGAGGGCTTCGGCGAGCGCCTTCCCGGTCTTGCCTCCACCCTTGGCGAGCAGCGCGGCGAGCTCGCGCCGCAGCTCGTCCGACGTTGGCGCCGTCTTCGGCACGGTCTTGATGGTCAGCGGCTCGCCCGGCGGCGTCGACAGCGAGATCTTCTTCGGCGCCTCGGTGCCCTCGACCTTCGACAGCAACGACTCGATCCGGATGGCGTCGGTGTGGCGCTTCTCCGCCTTGGCCTGCATCACCATCCCGAACAGCCGGCGGATCTGCCGCTTGCGCGCCTCGCCCCTGGTGACGGCGCTCTCCTCCGCCCACATGTCCTTGGCGCGGCGGATGTAGCCGTCGACCGTCGCAATCGGCACCGGCGTCTCGTCCGGCTGTTTGCCCTCGCCGTGCAGCCACTTCCCGAGCGCCGTCGAGATCGCCTGGCGTCCCTTGCCGTGCTCCATCAGGTAGGCGACCTGGTCGGTTAGGTCCTCGACCGTGTGTTGGTCTCGCGGGCGGCCGCCTGGTCCGCCTGGGCGTCGACCGCCTTTGACCTTACCCGAGCGCTTTCGCTTCGCGTCACGCATGCCCGATCCAGGGTACACGAACAGACGCCGGCGCGCGCGGCGCTCTAGATCACTGCCGGCGGCGCCGGGACTCTTCCAGATCTATCAGCTTGTCGACCATGTTGATCAGCCGGTCGATGCTGAGTGCCATCCTCTCGAGGAGGGACGTAAGCCGCTCGATCGCCTGGTCCTGTTCTTCGTCGGTCATCCGACCACGGCCTTGGCGATCAGGTCAGAACACGGCGCGCACAGCGCGGCGCTCGCCTCGAAATTGTGCTCGACCCAGGCGATCTTATTACGGCACTCGATGCACAGCGCGCTGACCTTGACGCCGTTGTAGGTGTCCAGCGGGCCGAGCGGCACCAGGCCCTCTTCGATCCGACGGTGCGCACGGTTGTACCGATTCCAGTCCTCAGTCGTCACGATGCGCGCGGCGCCCTCGGCCCACTCGCGCCGGCGCTCCCGACGCAGCCAGGTCCGAAGCGCCGAGGCCTTGTAGCGGCGCGGACGCGACGGCTCCGGATCGGCGTCGAGGTAGACGCGCGGCGGCCAGCTGTACAGGCGCGGCGCCCACGCCTCGATGTCGTAGCGAAATCCGGTCAGGCGATGTGCCACGTCTGCTACCGCGATCGGCGGCGGCTCCGGCGGAGCGATCGGCGCCAGGAACACCCTGCTCCAGTCTCGGTTTCCGTACTCCCGGCGCATCGGGCGCTCGGGCCAGAGCGTCGCGAAGCGCTCGGCGGCCTCCAGGATGGCCGCCTTGATGTCCCCCCAGCGCGCGGGCGGCGCCAGGAGGTTCGAATACGTGCCCGCACTACCCAGCGGATGGCGGTCGGTGTCGAAGAAGGCGGCCCCGTCCATGCCGGCCGGGCAAAGACGCAACTGGCAGCCACGTAGGCGGCGACGGCCCCTACCGAAGCGCGGGCGGCCGCCCACGCGCTTCGCCCAGCGCTGCTCGGCGCCCACATTGCGCTCCCCGGGCCAGTACGGCGGCACCGGATTGCCGCTGCGCGACATGCCCAGGAGCACCAGGTCGGCGAATTTCTCGCCCCTTAGCCGGATCCGGCGGTCGTGGCGGGCCCGCTTACGCTTCGCCTGGACGCCGGTGCGCGATCGCGTGCGCTTGCTCATTCGCCGACCTTGACCATCAGGGTGCCGTCGGGATTGATGCCCTGGATCGTCCCTATGGGTTTGGCCTGCGGCGGCGGGTTCTTGAAGCCGATCGACATGTCGAGACGCGGCAGATCCGCCAGGCGCACCGGCGCTCCATAGGTCGGCTTGTCGTTGGCATGCGGATCCAGAACGCGGCGGCCGCCGACGAAAAAGCACTCCTCAAATTCGTGCGTGAAGGCCGTCTTGATTTCCTTCATGACGTGCTGGCGCAAGTGCTCCAGCGTCGGCAGGTTGCGCATCTCCGTGTACGACTCGCGGATGATCTCGATCGGCTTGCCAGCGTCGCGGTCCGGAGCGCTGTACATGACGGACGTGTACAGCATGTACGCGTCGGATCCGACCACGTTCCATGCAAAGCGGAGCCGGTCGATCGCCGGATTGCGGACCTCGATGGTCTTCAGGTACTCGTCGACGACCTCCTTGCTCAGGCCGCGCGGCGCGTTCTCGTAGTCGCGATTGATCATGGCTCCTCCTTTGGGACCGTTCCATTGCCGTGGCAATGCGCGCAGCGACGCAGGCCCAGCTCGGCCAGGCCGGCATCGGTCGCGCGGTATCGGTGCGACGTGCCGGGCCCGCTGATCTCCACCAGGTAGCCCTTGCGCACGAGCGGCTGCACGCGGCTGATCACGGCGTGCACCGATAGCCCGAGCGCCGCTTGCATCTGCCGAAACGTGGCGCCGCCGTGAACCAGGCGCAGCGCCTCGATCTGCTTGGTGGTCGGCCTATCACTCGCCGGCTCAGGCCCGCGGCCTTGCGCGCGTTGCGATCCGATGAAACCCGTGTTGCCTCTCATCGCCGGCGGGCCTCGGTCTTGTCGAGACGGTGCGCCAGCGATTCGGCCGCGACCTGATACTTGGCGGCGCGCGCACAGGCCTCGCGCAGCATCTTAACCAGGCGAACGACGGCGTCCGGTGTGGCGCCGCTGGCCTGGCCCAAACGCGCCGTTCGATCAAGATAATCGACGTTCTCGATGTCGTGCACGTCCCACGTCGCCATCCGCCGCAGATCGCGCAACGCCGCCTCGCGCTTGCGGCGGCCGCGCACCGGAAACTTGTAGCCGCCGGCAAACTCGTGGCCGAGCAGTCCGAGCGGCGGCTGGACGATGCCGGTCACGCTCATGTTGCCGGATCCTGGCCGGCGAGTGCTCGAACGTCGGCAGCTACGACCGTGAGCACCGCGCAGCCTTCGTGGTCGCACATGTTCGGTCGCGAACACCGGCCAGCGTCGACGCGCTTCGCGCACGTCTCCACCGTCGCCGGGTCCAGCCCCGGGGGAGGGCTGGCTATCGGGGTGGTGAGAACTCGGCGGGCGACGCGACCGGCGCAAAAGTAGCTTGAATGCACCGGCTCGTCGGCTGGCATGTCGTCGCATTCGCTGAGCCTTGATCCGCAGCCGCAAAACACGACGCCGCTTTGTTCGTAGCTTGCGCCTGCGCGCTCCAGCGCTTCCCGGTATCGCGCCTCGTCGCTCATTTCCCCGTGCTCCGCGACGAGGTCACCCTGGCGACACATCTCCTTCAGTTCACCGCGCAGCCGGTCTCTCTCCTGCTCGGCTGTGGCCAGTGCGGCACGGAGGCTTCGAGCGTCGCCCTTGGTGAGAGATTCGGTTGTCGGTCGCTTCGCCTCGTCGCTCATTTCCCCGTGCTCCGCGCCAGTAGTTCGTTCATGCAGCCAACGACAGCGTGATAGGCGACCGAGCCCTTCTGGAACAACCCGAGGGCGCGCGTCAGGTCGGTCGCGAACGCCTCGACGTCCACCGCATCGGCCCCCGGTGTCTCTAGGTGGGCCGCGATGGCATGGATTCGCGTGGCGCAAAATGATGGCAGGTTGCTGTATTCGTAGTCAGTGCAGTCGGCTCCAATGGCCGCGTTGCATCCAGGGCACTCCACTGCGAGCAACGCCGCAACCAGGTCGCCGCCAGGCTTTGCCGGTGTCTCTAGGTGGGCGCGGTCGCGTTCGATGGCAGCGGTGATTAGATCGCACTGCCCGCTATGGATGCCTCCCTCGCACGAGAAACGCGCCTCGTGTGCCACCTCCCTTGCCGTCCTCACCGCTCTCCCTGTACTAGCCCGAGGGCGGCGACCGCAATCCGGACAGGGGACCTTGCCATCGGTTTCATGCGTGAATTCCAACTGCCCGTCACCGCACGCCGTGCACACCCCCGGGTCCACTACGGGCGTCGCGCTGGATTTGGGACGCGACAGGTTGCACGATTTACAGGGACAGTTGACGCCGCGCGGGTACTTGTCCCGGTAGCGGGCATGCTTTTCGGCTTCGTCCCAGTCCTCCCTCGATGCGTCTCCCGGCGTCGTCAGTTTGACGCCACGGGTTTCTCGCAGCGGGTCCACTACGGGCGTCTGGGGAGTGGCGCGGGCTGCGGCAAGGGTGCTCGCGGTGAGGTATTCGAGGTGCGCCAGCACGCCGGGGCACTTCTCCAGCTCGAACAGACCCGGAACGCGGCGGCCCCGCTTTACGGTAGCGGCCATGTCCTCGCGAACCTCCGCGCAGTCCCGTTGCAACGCCTCCAGCGCCTCCACCAGCACGTCCTCGCGGCTCACTTCTTTTTGCCCTTCGACTTCTTGGCGTCCTTCTTCGCCTTCGCCTCGGCCGTGACGATGCGCTCGAGGGCGTCGTAGTTGACGCCCAGCGCCCCGAGCGTCGTCCGCCATGCCGGCCCGGCCGGCTGGTTCCGGCCGGGCGCCAGCCAGAGCAGCGCGAGCTCCAGGCCGAGGCCAGCGACGTCGTCCGGCTTGGTCATCGCCTTGAGGTGCCGCTGCAGCAGCTCCTCCGCTCCGACGCCGTAGCCGCGCTTCTTGCCCTCGCCCTGTGCGGGCGTCAGCTCGCGCCGGCGAATAATGACCATCTGGTCGTCGTTCCAGGTCCGGTCGACCAGGGCGCCGACCACCACGCGCAGCAGCTGCGGCGCCTTCAGGCGCTTGACGTTGTTGACCGCCTGGGCCAGCGCCAGCGCGACGGTCTTGGACCGGATCCGATCCTTCTCGTCCGCCCGCTTTTCCGCTGCGCCCCGGCCGAAGCTCGGCTGCGGCTTGCGCTTGAGCGCCTTGTCGACGTCGGTGCTCTTGACCAGCTCGTGGATCGCGCCGGTCTTGTCGTCGCGCGCCAGCGTGATGGGCGGCAGGTCCTTGCCGAACAACGACCGGACCTTCCTGTGTTTGCCGTCGTACCACTCGTCCTCGTTGAGCTTCTTGTAGCCGCTGCCGTAGCCCGCGGCGCGATTCGCGGCCTGGCCCTCGAGGACGGCCTGGCCGCTCTCGGTCGCCGCCTTCTTGCGGATCGTCCAGACGGCGTCGAGCTTGCCGCGGTAGCAGACCGGATCGGTGCACATATCGGCGCGCGCGGCGTCCGGGAATAGCTCACGCTGCTGGCCGGTCCGCTTCGGACAGACCGTGCAGGCGCCGGCCTTCGGCACCAGCATCGCATCGGCGATCGCGAAGGGCGCCTGGTCGAGGCGCAGCAGGTACGTCTCCTCGAGGCGACGCTTGGCCTGGTCGACCCCCATGCCTTCCCAGAGACTCTTGAACGCCTCGGGCTGCAGCGCGGCGAACACGCGGGCCAGCAGGATGGCGACGCCCAGGGAGATCCTGTCCTTGTCGAGCGCGGCGCGCGCCTCCTTGCCGAGGTCGCAGAGCTTCAGGCGCTGCGCGACGTAGGTCAGCGGGCGGCCGATCTTGCCGGCGATCTGCGCGGCGCCCTGACCGCCGTCCATCATGCGCTTGAACCCGTCCGCCTCGTCGAGCGGATGCATGTCCTCCCGGTGCACGTTCTCGATCAGCTGCGCCTCGAACACCTCCTCGTCCGTCATCTCGCGGACGATCGCCGGGATCGTCTCGCACTCGGCGATCACGGAGCCGGTGTGGCGACGGTGGCCGAAGACGATCTCCCAGCCGCCAGCCTTGCGCTTGCGGACGACGATCGGCTGAATCACGCCCTTCGCGCGGATCGAAGCCACGAAGTCGTCGTCCGGCTTTTTGTCGCCGCGGCGGCGCGGCTGGCTGGGCGACTTGTGGCACTGACCGACCGGCAGGAGGACGACGGTTTCGGTGGCGAGATTCTCGGCGGCGTTGGGCATGCCTAGATATTACGCGGCGCGCGCCTATACTTAGGCCGTGGCCACACAACGAGCCAGACGCCGACCCGGGCACGCCCGCTGACTTGGAAAGGTGTGGCGTGCCCGGGTCGGAAGAGGCCGGCTAGCTAGGGTCCGCGGAGACTTCGACCAGCAGGAGTCGGTCGCTGTCAAAGGACATGCGGTCGCCGTTGGGCGCCAGCAGCTTCACGCGAGCGTTGTAGCGGGCGGGCGCGGCGCTGCCAGGGTCGAAGAAACGGAAGATGACCTTCCCCTTGTTGTTGACCTGGTCGGGGTCGATGGTCACCGAGCGGATCGCCAGCGGCCCGGTCCCGTCGTCGGGCGCGACCTTGATCGTCGCCGAGCATCCCGTCAGGTCGAGCGGCTCCTTCGTTTGAGGATGTCGCAGCGTCGAGGTGATTTCATAACTGTCACCCTCGCCGAAATCGAAGTCGCCCATCTTTTGCCCTCGGATAGTACTACGGGAATGTCATGAAGGTCCGGATCGGTCCCTGGTCCTGGTCCGCGAAATCAAAGTCGACAACCAGTGGCGCCGGGATCGGCGGCGGCGCCAGGACCGCGGCGATGAGCGGCCGCCGGGGCGGCAGCTCGTGGAGCTCCTCGACGGGCACGTGAGGAACCGGGCGCTGCGGAACGGTGTCCGGTGCCGCCGGCGCCGGCGCCAGGACCGCGGCGATCCCGGGCCGGCGAATCGGCGCCGTCCAGTCCTCGTCCGCGGCAACGGTCGTCCGCTGATTGCGCAGGACCGTGTCCGCCGCCGGCGCCACCACCAGGGCAGCGATCGGGCGCGGGCGGCGGTCGGGCGCCGGCTCGAGATCCGTCAGCGCCGGGCGGACGGGCGCGCGGGGGATGAAGTCGGGCGCGTACAGGACGCCCGCGATCCCCGGGCGCGGCCGCGGAATCGGCAGCTCGGCCTCCAGCTCGATCCGCGGGCGCGGCGCGCGCGAGACGTAGTCCGGCGCCGGCGCCGTGGCAACGACCGCCGCGATCGCCGGGCGGCGTCCCGGCAGGACCTCGTCGTCCTGCCATGCCGACCGGGGGCGTGGCGCCACGAGCACGCTGTCGACGACAGGTGCAGGCGCCAGCAGCGCCGCGACCCCAGGTCGAGGTTTAACCGGGGGCGCTTCGTCCGGCGCCAGGTCGACCCGGCGGCCCGGCCGCAGGATGGTGTCGACGGCGGGGGGCGTCGCCAAAACGGCCGCGATCCCTGCGCGTCGCTGCGGCAACGCGTCGTCGTCGGCAACTACGGTCCGTCTGAAGGGGCGCAGAATCGTGTCGGGCGCGGCTATGGCCGCCGCGATCCCCGGACGTCGCGCTGGCAGCAGGTCCTCCGGCCATGGCTCAAGGTGAAGGCGCAGTCCGCCAGGGACTGCGTCTGGCGTTGGCGCAGGCGCGATGGCCGCTGCGATACCGGGCCTGGCTCGAACGAGGGGGGCCTCGTCTGTCGCCAGCTCGAGCCGCCTCCCTGGCCGCAACACAGTGTCGGGCGCGGCGATTGCGGCGGCAATCTTCGTGCGCGTGGGGGCCGGCGGATCGTCTTCGGGCCACAGGACGTCGCCCCGGCTCGGACGCAGGATTGTATCGGGCGCGTACAGGACCGCCGCGATCCCGGGCCGCCTGATCGACAACACCTGGTCTTCAAGCGGCAGCGCCGGCCGCGGGGGCGCGCGCAGGATCGTATCGGCGACAACGGCCGTGGCGAGCAGGGCAGCGATCGGCGGCCGCGCGCGCGGCAGGTACTCGGCCTCCTCGGCCATCACGCCCTGGCCCGGAGGGCAGAGCACGGTGTCGGGCGCTGCGATCGCGGCTGCGATCTGCGGACGTCGCGGCGGCAGATCGTCCGGATCGACAGCCGCCCACAGCCGGCGCGGCGCCTCCGGGATGAACGTCGGTGGCGGCAGGAGCGGCGCCATCCCCGGACGCGGGCGCCGGAACGTTTGCTCTGGCTCGACGTCGACCGGCCTGGGCGGAGGGCGCAGAACGGTGTCTGTCGCCACGACGGCGAGGACGGCCGCGATCATGGTTCGGGCGCGGGGCGTGAAGATCTCCTCGGCTTCCAGTGCGACTGGCCACACGCCCTGCAGAACGGTGTCCGGTGCCGCCGGCGCCGGCGCCAGGACCGCGGCCACTCGCGGTCGACGCGGCGGCAGGACCTCTGCGTCGGCGTCCACGACACGCCTAGCTGCCGGAGGAACCTGAACGATAGGAGGAGACAGGCCGACGAGCTGTGCGATCCAGATCTGAGACGCGTACGCCGTCGCGACGCTGCCGGTCGCGCCGGCCGGAACGCTGGCCGAGTCGTCTTGGTAGACGTTCGTGTCGTAGGTCTCTCGATTGTTCCAGGTCCCGCCGCCGCCGCCCGACGGGCTGCCGCTGCGCACACCAACGTCCGACGCGGTATGGAACACGAGCAGCGATCCGGCGGCCGGCATCGTCAGGCCCGAGACCGAAGCGGATGTGCCCGTGCCAGTGTTGCCGATGTACTGCGGCGTCCCGCTGGCCCCGCTGTACGCTGCGATGTCGAGATCGCTGAAGACCGACGTGCTGAAGCCGACGACGTAGCTGCCCGATTCGGACGCGGCTAGCTTCCAGTAAACGAGCTGCTTCCACGAGTTGTCGGAGAACGTGTTCGTGCCGAGCAGCGCGAAGCCGGTGGGCGGCGTGACGGTGGCCCCGACGCCGTCCGTTCCGACGAACAGCAGCAGGATGTCGCCATCGACGATCCCGGCAGGCGGCGACTGCGAGTGCGAATTCGTCGTCGCCGAGCTGAAGTTGGCGCTGCGAAATGCTACCCCCACGTTCGCGCTCCCATCACTGCACCGCCACGATCCACATTTGCGCGCCCTGCGTCGGCGCCGCCGTCCACGTCACGTTGTAGGTCCCGGGCGAGGAGACTTGCTTCGCTGCCATCGCGCCCTGGATCGCCGACGAGCTGAGCGCCTGGAATTCGAGCAGCGAGAATCCGCTGTCGGGCGTCGCGCTGGTCGTCAACGAGCTGGACTCGCCGAACCAGAACGAGACGAGCAGAGCCGGCCCCGTGGTCGTGACGTTCCCGGTCGTCGTCGGCCCGGCCGACGTCACTTCGTTCCAGGTGAAATCCTGGACGACGCTGCCGTTCAGAATCTCGATGAGGAACAGGTCGACCTCGTCCTTGTTGAGATCGGCCTGCTGCCCCTGCGCAACGCTGACCTGATAGCCGGAGCCGCCAGATCCGCCGACGAGCTTGTACAGCGCCGTGCCGCTGACGTCGAAGGGCGGCGCGTACGCCTCCGTCGATCCGACCTGGGTGTACGCTGGGTTGCCCTTGTTGTCCTGCGGTGTGGCGCCGCTGAGGCCGCTGAAATTCAAGATATTGCCGCGCGCGACGCATGCGAGCATCAGGCCCGCCTGGGTCGTTATCGCGCCTGTCGTCAGCGGATTGTTGGTGTCGCCTACGGCAACGGCCGCGCTGGCATGCGCGCCGAGCGCCGGTGCGGTCGCGGGCGCGATCGGACGGCCGAAGCCGCCCCCACGACGGCCCGAGCCAGCGGCGCGGCCATGGAAGCTCGGGGAGGCAAGGATCACGCGGTTCATCGCGCGTTACCTGCCGAAGCTAGTGCGGGCGCCGTAGGCGTCCCAGGTCGATCTCGATCCTCTTGCCCATGGGCGCCGCCCCGGGAGCCAGGATCTCCGCCGCGCGATCCGGCTCCACCTTGCGTCCGGTCAGCTGCACGTCGGAAGGGACGTCGGCGCCGAAGGTGATGAGCCTGTTCTGGGCATCAACGATACCGAAGACCGCCGACCAGGGGATGGCGACGGGAATGTCCTCGACGATGCCGGCCGGCGACTCGAATCGCAGCCGCGCGCTCACTCCCTTGATGTCGTCGACCACGAAGTCTCTGATCTCGCGGTTGAGCGCGAACAGCAGGCGCATGCACTGGTTGCCGACCATGTCGTCCGGGACGACGACGCCGGGACGGCGCGCGTCGAACATCAGCTGCGCGTCGCCGCGCGACAGCAGATCGCGGAACACGGTCGCCTTCTGGTTCACGCGCGCGCCTCCTCTTGGAAACAACCGGGCCCCCGTGAGGGCCCGGTTCGCTTACGTACTAGCCGAGCTCGCGGAAGTTGATTCCGAACGCCCAGTTGGTGAGCGTGCCGGGGGCGACCGGGAGGTGCAGCCCGAAGCCCGACGTCGAGCCGGCCTGCAGGATGATGCTCGAGGACGACAGCGGAGGAAACGGCCCCCAGTGCCAGCCGTTGAGGACGTTGAACGCGTCCTCGACCCGGACCGTCTTCGTGCCCGCGCCTTCGGCCGATGCGTTGATGCCCGAGGTGCCCGCCGCGCCGGCCGTGCCGCCGGTGATCGCCGAGGCAGGATCGCCGAGCTTCAGCGTCTTCGGCGCCTGCGACGTCAGCGTCGGGAAGGCCGTCACCTGGGTGACGAGCTGCACGCGCTGCTGGGCGCTGGTGGCGTTCGCGCTCTGGGAAACCCAGGCCTCGTAGATCTCGATCGCCGGCGACGGTCCTGCCGCCGGATTCAGGAAAACTAGCGTCACGGCCTGGTTGGCCAGCGTAACGCCGCCCGACGAAATGACGTACTCGCGCATGATCGGCTCCTTGGTTTACTTCCCTGGGGTCAGCCGGGCCAGGATGACACCGCAGAGTAGTCGGCGTCAAATCAGCCGATCATTCGGGTATAGCGGCGCAGCTCGTCGGCGTCGCCGTTGAACACGTTGTGGTCGCACGGCCCGTCGACGCCAGGGCAGACGAACGACTCGCTGTCCTGCCAGATCGTCCACTTCGGCCAGAGCGGAAAGCCGCCCTTGTCCGACGGCATCGCCGGCTCGTGGTCGCCAGATCCGTACCTGGGGATCCACAGGTCGGTGGCGATCGCCCGGCTCCAGAAGTCGCCGTGCAGGTAGTCCGCCCAGACGCGCGGCGAGGTGTAGACCAGCGGTCGCCGGTCGCCGACGCGGCCGAGCAGCTCGTGCACGAAGGCGTCGACCCAGGTCACGTCAGGACACCAGTCGGTGTCCCGGTCCCACTCGACGTCGATCACCAGGCGCTCGTTGTCGTGCAGCGGACCGACCTCGTCGACGAAGTGCTCGGCCTGCTCACGCGGCGTGCCCGGCTTCGGGAAATGGTAGTAGAGCACTAGGTCAAACGGCTTCTCGCGCGCGCCGTCCCGATGCGCGACGAACGTCGGGTCGATGCCGCGGCCGTTGGTGGCCTTCGCGCCGAAGATGGTCATCCCGGCGTCGACGATCTTCATGAAGTCGGTGACGGGGTGGTGATGGGAGACGTCGATCCCTTGGGCGCGCATCTGCCCAACTATACCGAGATCGGGACTTCGGTACAGTCAGCGGCGGCCGCGGATGTGCGGATGCAGCCCCCATCCCTCTGGCTCGAGACGCGGATCGACGAGGATCGGAATCGCGCCGTCGGCCGGCGGTCCGCCGGCGGCCGCCAGGATGGCGTTCGCCACGCGGTCGACCAGCTGCATGCCGGTGCCCTCGCGGTCGGCGATCGCCATCTCTGCTAGCTCGCGCGCCTCGTCCCAGGTCACCGAGGATCGCCTTGCACGGCCTTGATGGCGTCCAGCGCAGTCAGCAGCAGTCGCAACGTCGTCTGGCCCAGGACGTACCGGCCGTCCTCCGTCTCGATGACGAACGCTACGGACGGCTTGCCGCTGTCGGTCCCAGCGCACAGTCCACCGATCGCGACCAGCCTGCCGTCGGAGAGCTTGTCCGCGATGGGCCGCAGCTCGCCGGCCATGTCTGGAAACACCTCGAGTGCCGTGCCGAACATTCGATCCTCCTTTGGTTACGGTAGTCGCGTCGCCAGCGATCGCAGCTCGGCGATGATCCGCTGCAGCTCGTAGTACTCGAACGACGAGTCACCGATCTTCTTCGCCTGCAGCTCGCGCGCGCCGACGCTCAGCTCGGCGATCGCCACACCGACTCGTTGCGCGGCCGCCGCCCGGCGCATCTCGTAGCCACTGGGACGCTTCGGCCGCAGCGCATTGCCGGCGCCGGAGTCATTGGTTCCGGCGCCGGCGTCGTTGGAATTCATCCGCAGCCCTTCAGGGCAATCAGCATGACCGCCGAGACGATGCCCACCCCGATCGCGATGCCGCGAAGCGCGCCGCCGGCCAGCTCCTGTAGGCGTCTGTCCATCACGCGTCCGGGAGCAGGTCGAAGTCGTCGATCGACGGCCGCCAGGGATCCGCCTTGGCGCTCGGTTCGGCGGGAAGTATGACGCCGGCGACCTTGCTGTTGGCGATCGCGCGCAGGCGCAGGTCGGCCAGTTTGATCTTCAGGTCGACCAGCTCATCACTCTGCTGGGCAATGACCTGGCGGGCGGCCGCCAGCGCGTTGTCCTTGGGCGGCGCGGCGACTTCCTCCTGGCGCCGCTTTCCGTCGGCGATCAGCTTCGCCTTGCGGCACTCCACGCACAGGCCGAAGCGCCAGGGCTCGCCTCTCGTCTTGTTGTTGTCCGCCCGATCCGACAGGCCGTCGCAGTACTCGCACTGCGCGACGAAGCCGCCGATCGTTGGATAGCCCTGCTTCGGTGCCCCCGGGACCGTCGGACCGGCCGGGGCCGCAAAGACCGCGTAGCCGTCGACCATCACCGGATACCCGACGACCTGGGACATCAACGAGTCGACCGCGCCGCGCGCCGGCGGCCAGTCGAAAGCCACCGACTTCTCGCGTCCCTCCTTGTCCTTGAATCGAAGTAGACAAATCGATTCCTCGGGCCTCACCGGAGAACTGCTCCAGGAAAACCGGACCTCCGCGCAGCCCTCATTCAGCAGCAGCTTCTCGATTCGCCGCGAAAACTCCGAGATGGTTTCAGCCATGCCTAGAGTATTACGCGGCCTTGGTCGCCTTGCCTCCTGTGAACGCCTCCCAGCGCGCGATCGCGACGTCGACGTACTGTGGGCTGATGTCTATCGCGTAGACGCGGCGGCCGAGCCGTTCGCCGGCGATGATCTGGCTGCCCGATCCGCTGAAGGGCTCGTAGCAAACGCCGCCCGGCGCCGTGTGGTTACGCATCGGGATCTCGAACAGCTCGACCGGCTTCTGCGTCGGGTGCACCGACTTGCCGTCGTCCTTGCCGACCTCCCAGACCGACTGCTGATCCTTCGGCCCGTACCAGGGCGGAATCTTTCCTTGGATCCAACCGTAGAAGCACGACTCGTGGGACCAGTGGTACATCCCGAGCGGCGATAACACGAAGCGCGGCTTGGCCCAGATGATCTGCCGGTGCACCAGCCAGCCTCGAGCGACCATCGCCGCGCGGAACACCTCGTTGAGCTCGCCCGACGGATGCCACGCGTAGATCGCCGGCTTCGCTGACAGCGGCGCCAGCGTGAACACCTTGTCGAGCATCTCGCGCAGCTTCTTGGGGTCGAGGTTGTCGTTCTCGATCTCCGCCCACTTCGTTTTCGCGCCGCCGCGGTAGAGCGCCGGCAGCTTCTTGCCAACGTAGTCGACGCCGTAGGGCGCGTCCGTGTTCATCAACACCGCGACCTCGGCGCCCATCAGGCGCGCAACGTCCTTCGGATTCGTCGCGTCGCCGCAGAGCAGCCGGTGCTTGCCCAGGGATGAACAGGTCGCCCTTCTTCGCGATCGTCGGAACGCGCTTCGGGATCGCGTTCGGGTCCGTCTTGCCCGCGGCCGCCGCGCCGCCGCTCATCGCCATGAAGCGGACCAGGTCGTCGCTCGTAAAGCCGGTGCCGACGAAGTCGGCCTTCTCGAATTTCGACAGCGCGGCCGCCAGCAGCCTGCCGTCCCAGCCGCCCAGGATGGTCCCCTGGTTGTCGGCGAGCAGGTAGCGGCGCATCGCGCGCTCGTCCTTGAATTTCACACCCATGATCGTCGGGACGAACCAGCGGCCGCCGCGGGCCTCGACGCCGGCCGGCGGATCGCCCCCAGCCTTGCGCCGGCGCTCCAGCTCGTCGAGACGACCGTGGCCGGCGGGAATCTTGCCGGTCTTCTCGTCGAACAGGACGGGCACCGTGTAGCCGTGCTCGTCCATGGTCTCGCGCATGAACGCCTTGTCGTGCTTCTTGGGATTGCCGCGCACCATGCGGCGCCGCAACCAGCCCAGCTCCTTGTACTCGATCCGGTGTCGGCGCTTCGGCTGGGTCTCGGGCATGCCCCGAGAGTACCGCAGATCTAGATCAGCCCGTCACGTCGAACGAGCGCGCGACCAGGAGCAGCTGGCGGCGGTCGACCTGGCCGCCGCCCATCTGGATCGTGTACTCGGCCTTGCTGACCGCCTCGCCCATCGACTCGATCCAGTACGAGCATTTCCGCTCGACGCCAGACGGGTCGAGCACGCGCATGTTGTAGGGCGGGCCGGCGGCGCCGCGCGAGGGCGTGACCTGGATCGTCCACTCGCCCTGCGCCAGCTGCAGCACCCAGCCGTCCGCGCCGGCGTCGACGGCCGCACTGGCGCAGTCGCCGACGCAGACGTGCTGCAGCAGATCATTCATGTTGCCCACCAGCTTCACCTCGGGCTTCACTTTACGGCCTTGAGCAGACCCGCAACGTTGCGCAGGGTTTCGGCGCGCGTCAGCAGCATGGCGGTCCGCATCGGCGCCGCGCCCTTGGCGCTCTCGAGCAGCACCGTCGTCAGCCGGTCGATGATCTTCTCGACCGAGTACTCGGTGATCACGTGCCGCGAAGTCATCGGGCACCACTTCGCTTCCCAGTGCGACTCCTCGCCCTCGACGTTGGACCAGCTGCCCTCGTACACGAGCTCCACGAGCACGCCCTGGTCATTCAAGAACAGGTCGGTCCCGGCGAAGCGGCCGCGATGTCGGTCGCCGGCGATCGGAACGACCCGGGGGCCCTGGCCGGTCGGCTCAGCGGACACGAGGACGCCCTTGAACGTCGCGGCCTCGGTGCCCGATCCGCGCGCGCTCGACTTCCCCTTGATCGGGATCTTGCCGCAGATGGCGCGCAGCGCCGGCTTCATCGCCGTGACCACGCCGTCCAGGACCTCCGCCTGGGCGCGGCGCTCGCCATCCCATGCGGCGTCGTAGTCCTCCTGTTGCCGGCCGACGCGGCGGGCCTGCTCGGCCAGATCGTTAACGATTCGTTCGGTCATCGTCAGCTCCTCTTCCGTTTCGGTTTCACGATCGGCCGGGAGTACTTCTCCTTGCCCAGGCACCGCGAGCAGCAGCGCTGCCCGCAGCAGACGCAGCGCGGAGCGTCGTTCGCGGTCGAGACGTAGGCGTCGCAGTGATTGCAGAGCATCAGTCCCATGGATCCTCCCTGGCGCTTCCGGTTGCGCTCGTTGTCGCCGTTGTCGCGGCGCGGATGCTGAAGCCCCGGATCGCCCCAGCCGCGCCCGACGTAGTCCCGCACGTCGTCCTCGTCGTAGATCACGCCCGCTCCCGGCGCTGCCACCAGGGATCGTAGGCGAAGGGCACGTCGATCCACATCCCGCCGCCGGTGCGGTCCCAGAAGTAGAGCGCGTTGGCCGCCTCGACCGGATGGCGTCGAAGGACCGCCGACGCGGTCGCCGACGCCTTCACGTAGAGATCCGACTCGTGAGAGTCGATCTCGACACCAGCAGCGAGCATCTCCGTGAATAGACTCATCGGATCAGCGGCATCTGACCGGCGTCGTTGCCGGCCGTGATGAGCGGCTCGGCCTGCATGACGTGCCCGTGAGCCTCGGCCTCGTTGGAGAGCATCTCCTTGTGTTCCGGGCAGGCCAGGATCAGCCTGTCACCAGGGGCGAAGCGGCATCGGAACGCGGCGTCCTTCATGCAGAAGAGCGTCGCCCCGCAGAGGTCGATGACCTGGGTGGTCATGGTTCGAACCTTTCCATCAGCGCGCGAGCGTCCTTCGCCTGCTGGACGAACGCATCCGCCAGGCGATCCTGGCCGGCGGCGCGCATCGCGTTCGCGTTCTCGTCGTACTTTTCCGCCGCCAGAATCAGCACGTTCCATATCGTGCTTCTCTCGTGCGACGTCGTTGCCGCTTCCAACGCCGTCGCCCGACGTTCGGTTTCGGCGGCCGCCGCGCGCTCGGCGCGGTTCTTCGCGTCCTGCGCCTGGCGCGCTTCCCACTCGCTGACTTTCGGATCTTTCATGGTGGCTCCTTTGGTTGGTTCGACGAAACAGGCGCCCGCGTGTCGCGGGCCCAGGACGCAGCCCTGCCGGTGCGGCAGGTTCACGAAGCCAGCTCGATGACGCCGACCTGGCGTCGATACTTACGCGCCAGCTTCCAGCCCAGCGCCGCCTGGCGCGGCGTCAGGCGCGCACGCCCGGCCAGCTCGTGGCCGATGCGGACGTCGATCTTCGAGAAGCCAGCGCCATCGATCCGGGCGGCGCCGTCGCACATCCCGGCCAGTCGCTGCAGGGCCGCGTGGACCTCGGCGATCTTGTCGATCGTCAGCTTCGTGGCGATCTCGTCCAGCTCGGCGCGGCGCCCGCTGGTGGCGGCCTGCTCGCCAGGGACAGCCGGCTCGTTCGCGTAGACCTTGTCCAGGCCGGCGTCGGCGATCTTCTGCTTCTCGACCAGGACCTTCGCCATGCGCGCGTCCAGGCTGTCGTCGAAGACGAGATGCTGCACCAGCACCGACTCGGTCTGGCCGATGCGGTGGCAGCGGTCCTCGGCCTGCGTCACGTTGCCGGGCACCCAGTCCAGCTCGGCGAAGATGACGTGCGCGGCCGCCGTCAGCGTGATGCCGACGCCCGCCGCCATGATGGAGCCGACGAACACCCTGCAGGTCGGGTCCTTCTGAAAGCGGTCGACCGCGGCCTGGCGCTCCTCCAGCGACTGCTGGCCGGTCAGCTTGACCGCGCCGAAGACCGCCAGGCCCTCCATCACGCCGTCGATGACGTCGTGGTGGTGCGCCATGATGACCAGCTTGCCGTCGCCGTCCTCGAGAGCGAGCGTCGCGTGCTCGACGACGTAGGGGATCTTCGCGACCGCCGTCTCGTGGCGGATGGCGCTGATCTCCGTGAAGGCGAAGCCCGTCACCTTCTTGAGCTTCGCGACCGCCTCCTCGTAGGGACCGTCGCCCTCGGCCTTCGCCAGCTCGACCTGGACGCGGGCGTCCTCGATCTCGTCGCCGTGGCGGCCCCAGGCGGCCCGCTCGCGCTCGATGGCGCCGGAGGCGCCGTTGGCCGCCAGCTCGACGACCTGGCGGCGCTTGGCCGGCAGATCCGTCAGGACGTCGGCCTTCAGGCGGCGGACCATGCAGGTCGCCCGAAGCTTCTCCTGGAGCTCCTGCAGGTTGGTGGCGCCCGAGAAGTCCCAGCCCCAGCGGCCCTGCTGCCCGCCGCAGTAGCGCTTCGCGAATTTGAAAAAGCCGCAGCCCGAGCCGGCCGGCATCGGGACCAGGGCGCCCGTCGCCTTGTCCTTCTTGCGCCCGGCCGGGTCCCAGGTCTCCGGATCGACCAGCTGCAGGATCGAGAACAGCTCGATCGGCTTGTTGGCGATCGGCGTCCCGGTCAGCGCGATCCGGCGGCGGCCGCCGCGCCCGATGGCGTGCACGGCCTTCGTGCGCTGCGCCTTGGCGTTCTTGATCCAGTGGGCCTCGTCGACCACCACCAGGTCCCAGCCGGGCGCGCCCTCGGCGATCTGGAGCGCCGCCTGCCAGCGCTTGGCCTCCTCGTAGGAGACGACCACGATCACGTCCTCGCGGGGCGGGCCGGCGACGCGCGAGACGTGAAACGAGCGCACCAGCCAGCGCCGCAGCTCGCGCACCCAGTTGAGCGTCAGCGACTTGGGCGAGATGACCAGGACGCTGCGGACCGTCGGGTCCGCGTTGATGACGCCGATCGCCTGGATCGTCTTGCCCAGGCCCATCTCGTCGGCGATGAGCACGCCCTTCCGATTCGTGGCGTAGGAGATCCCGGCGCGCTGGAAGGGCATGTAGGCCAGGCCCTCGGGCACCGGCGCGTCGATGTCGGCGTCGACCGCGCGGCTGGCGGCCGTCTCGAGCGCGACCGCCTTACCCTCCGGCGCGCAGGTCGCGTGGTCGGCGCCGCGCGTCCCCTTGATCCAGGAGATGCGCGCGCCCGCGGCGTAGCCCTTGTTGCAGATCCGGCAGACGCCGGCGTACTTCGAAGTGATGATCATCGCGACCTCCGTGGTCCAAAAAAGAACGAATTCATTTCCTCTTTCAGCGCCTCGATCTTCTGGTGCTGCTCCGGAGTGAAACGAGACGCCGGAGCCGGCGTCTGCGTCTCGGGCGCCGGATGGTAAAGACCCTTGTGCGAGCGCAGGGACCGCTTGGCGCCCGCCTCGCCGTCGTGGTTTTCGCAGCGCTGATACGCCCGTCCGCAGGTCGGGCAGGCGACCGAGCCGCCGGCGACCGGGTTCGTGCAGCGCGGCTTCGTGCAGCGGACCGTCACGCGCGCACCCTGAGGTCGAGGGCCGCGTCCACCATCGTCGGCTCGGTCTCGAACGCCGGCGCCGGCGTCGGGACCGCGTCGTCCGCCGTGTACATCCAGACCTCGTCGGCGAAGCCCGCCGGCGCGTCGAGCGCGCGCAGCGCGCCGGCCGGAACGTAGGCCTGCGCGTCGGCGAGCGACGGCACGATGAAGGGCTGGTGCTGCGTCGGCTCCGGTGCGCCGTCCCAGGTCCAGAAGCAGACCGTGCGCGATCCGTCGCCGGAGGGCGCCAGGTTGATCGCGATGAGAACCCGGCCGAGCCGCGACATGAAGAGCGTCGAGGGAATCACTTGGCCGCCCCGCGCAGGATGCGAACGAACTCCCCGTAGCGGTCGGTGCCGTGCTCGCCGAGGCGAACGTCGTAGCGCGCGACGATCTCGTCCAGCGACTTGAATTCGATCGCCGAGGAGGCGAAGCCCGTCTCCTGGCGGTTCATCAGCGCCCAGCGGTTGCAGATCATCGGGCGCGCCACCGTGTCGGCGAGCAGCTTCGTCCGTTCCATTAGCGCACCGCCTTGCAGCAGGGGAAGACCCGGACGTGCGAGTCGTCGTAGCCCATCTCGCGCAGCTCCTCGTCGAGCGCGAGGCCGGCGATCTCGATCTCGGTCGTCACGTTCGACTCGACGATCGAGACGTTGGCGCCCCAGCGGCGCTTCTCGTTCCGCTCGATGTCCGAGCAGCCCGCCGCGTGGACCGCCATGGTCTCGTCCTTCGTCGTGCTGCGGTAGCAGATCGCGAAGCGGGCCATTAGCGCACCACCTTGATCGCGCCCGTCAGCATGATGACCTCTTCGAGCAGGGCCTCGACGCCCTCGACCTCGTGGCCCTCGCACTCGATCACGATCACGCCGTCCATGGCGCGCGGCGAGACCGGCCAGCGCGCGTCGCGGTAGCCGGCGCGGCGCTCCAGCTCGGCGCAGATCGCGTAGATGCGCGACGTGAGCAGGCGCTCGGCCAGCAGGCTGTGATCGCGCGTCTTCCAGACGCCGGCCTGTTCGATCTTGACCTTGACGCTGCCGGCGTCCGTGCGCCCGAAGCGCGCCTCGTACTGAATCACCAGCCCGCCCGCCGTCCGCTTCGTTTCCGTCTTCGTTGCCATCTGGAACCTCCTCGGTTTCTTCCCGCCCGGCTCCTCGCCGGGCGTCCTGCCAACCAAGGGACAGCTTAATAAAAGATGTAAAAGACCGCAACTCTAACCGGACCGGCCCCTAACCCCCCGGACGGCGCGGAGTTACGGGGGCCTAAACCGGGCGGATCGCCAGCAGCGGGCAGCCGGGGCCGCACGGAGCTAGATCCCCGGGCGCCCAGAGCAGGCCGAGGCCATCGCACCGGGCGCATCCTTCGTCCGCGCCATCGCAGACCGGACAGAGCATCGGTCGCAGGCCGTGGTGCTCCTCCGCATGATCGAGGCGCGCGAGCTGGTCGGCCTCCGACCCGATGCCGAGGTTTTCGATCGGCCGCGATGGCGCGCGCAGGCCGGTGCGAACAGGAAAGCCGCTCATCATTTTCTCTGAACGTAGATCTCGACCTCGGTCGCCGCCAGGGCGCTCAGCAGCTGCAGCCGTTCCGGATCGCAGCTCTGTCCACTGCCGTTGAAGAACTCGCCGCTGGCGGTCACCTCGAACGCTCCGAGATGCGAGAGCGCCGTGGCGACCTCGCACTTCACGATCTCCGCGATGTGCGCCGGACCCGAGACCGTCACCGTGATTCGCTTAGCGGCCATCGGGACAGTCCTCCGCGATGTGATCGACCGCCCCGCATTCGAAGCAGTGCAGATGCGATCCGTCGACACCGCAGCCCGCGCGCCCGCAGACGAACGCCTTCGGCTTCGGCCGCCGAAAGTCGCCGGCCTTCTCGCAGGTCACGAAGTGCGATCGGTAGAGCGGCTTGTGGCTACCAACCGGAACGACGCGGACGATGTTGGCGGCCACGTCGATCTGAACGTTGCCCTCGGGGTGAGGATCCGAGTCGACCGGCATGTTCTTGCCCGCGACTGTCTTCCACCACTCGATCTTCGCGCCGCATCCCTTGCACCAGGCCATGCCTGGATATTACGCGGCGGCGCTACCTGCCGCAGGCAGAGACCGCGTCGCAGTCGCCGGCGGCCTTGAGGCAGGCCCGGTATCCGTCGCGGAGGACACGCCGGCAGATCGCCAGGCACACGCCGTCCGTCTTGCAGTCGAGGCCCGCGGGCTTCGCGCCCTCGACGCGGGCGCAGGCCTCTTCGCACGTCGCCGGTTGAAACAGCGGCGGCTGCGGCGGCGCACACCAGTCCTGCGTCGGGTCCTGCGCGCAGCTCGGCGGGTTTACCGGCGGCTTCGGGTAGCAGCTCCCGAGGAAGAACACCAGGCCCACCAGGATCAGCGTCACGGCGGTTGCGATCGTGGCGTGCTTCATTGGGTGATCTCCTTCATCGCGGCGAGCAGCGCCTGCATCGCCTGACCGGCGGGCGTTCCGTTCACGCCCACCCAATCCTTCAGCACCACCATGTACGCCTCGTCGGCGTAGGCGTCGACGAAATCCCAGCCCGCCCAAAGCGGCTGTCCCCACGTGATCGTCAGGATGCCGTCTGCCGTCATGCCGGGCGCGCGGTAGCCGCTGCCGGTCGTTGCGTGGCCGCCCCAACTCCCGGCCCGCGGCGAGCCGGTCATGCCGCCCATGGCCAGCGTCCACTCCTCCTGGACCTGCGCCGACTCGGGAAGGTCCCAGCCGATCACCAGGCCGCCGCCTAGGTAGATCGCCTGCATGAAGTGATCGCGGTTCTTCAGGTCGAGCGCCGCGAACGCTTCGATCTTGTGGCCGGCGATCCCGGTTGTCCGCCAGTACTTCATGACGTCGAGCAGGTAGACGCCGTGGTCGGTGGACGGATCGGCCGGATTGAATCCGCTGATGTCCTCGTAGGCTTTCAGGATCTGGTCGTCCGACGGGATGAACTCGACGCCGTTCTCGGCGGTCGCCGTCTGGATGAAATGGCCGGGCGCGGCCAGGCCGCAGTCGCCGATCGAGTCGTTGAGCATCATGCCCAGTCGACTGACCTTGCCGGTCCAGTTGACCTCCGGCGGCGGCGGCGCCAGGTCGGCCGTCAGGAAGCGCGCCAGACGCAGCGTGCGTGGATCGTGCTTCGGCGGCCGCTTGCCGAGCAGCCGAAGACCGTCAGCCATTGCCGACCGGCAGGAGGGCCGTGCGGCACTTACCGCACGTCGCGGCGTGCTGGCGCAGGATGAACCGCGGCCGCTTGCCGGCTATCGCCAGGCGCTTCGCCTCGGCGCAGCCAGGCGCGCGCGTCACCGGAAATACCGGCGCCGGCAGGGCCCGCTCGGCCTTCCGGGCGTTGCGCATAGCGATCCGTGCGATCGCGCTGACGCTGCCGTCCGGCGCGAGCTCGTCGAGGCCGTAGCGCTCCATCGCCTTCGCGGCGTAGTGCCGCCGCATCCGGGCCGTCATCTTGCCGCGCGCGCGGGCCGCCTTGAGCTGGCGGCGCTCCTTGCGCGTCGGCGGCCTGTTCTTGAGCTGCTCCAGCAGCTCGGTCAGCGGTAGACCCATCGGGCTAGCCGTCGGTCAGATCAGCCACGCAGATGCCCCACGGACAGATTCCCGCGAGGATGGTAGCGCCGGCGGGACTCGAACCCGCGCTCTCCTGGTTATGAGCCAGGCGACTTGCCGCTCGTCCACAGCGCATCAGCGACAGCCCGTGGCTGTCCAAAAATTCGCGGGCGCGGCGCGCGCGTACATTCTCGACCGGGCCGGCGCCGACCACCGAGGCCGCCTTGTCCAGAAGGCAGCGGATCGCGTCGGGCGCCAGCTTGAACGCGGCGTCGAGCGCGTCGAGCGCGTTCTTGTCGAGCAGCGCCTCCACGAGCGCCATCGCGGGCGCCTCGTCCTTCTTGTCGGCCATGCAGGAGACGAAACCGCCGGGATTGACGTGCGCGCAGCCCGAGGCAGACAGAACGCTGGTGGCGACAACGCCGGCCCCCCAGATCCCGACGGGGAAAGCGACCAGCAACGTCAGTGCGACAAAAAGGGTGCGGGCGGCGCTTGGTCTCATGGCGGCCATCCTCCTCCCGGCCCGGGGCGGCTGTCAAATCGGATCGTTGCCGCGCGCGTGCTCGGGCGGTAGGCCCAGGTCCTCGTCGGCGTTCTCCCGGATCCGGTCCAGACCGCGGACCTCGACCTGACGGATGCGCTCGCGCGTGAGGTTCAGGATCGCGCCCACCTCTTCGAGCGTGATGCCGCCCTTGTCCGCGACGTCGAGAGAACACGTCTCCGACATTTCCCAGACCTCGAGGTGCGGGAAGTTGAGCTTGATGGCGCCGGTCTGCGGATTCACGTCGAGGTACAGGTGATGGGAGCAGGTGACGAACGGACAGGGCCGCGGCAGCCCATAGCAGTCGCGGCGCGACGCCGGCCGGTCGACGTCGTCCGGATAGAGCTTCAGCTTCGACAGCCGCGTCTCGTCGCGCGTCAGCCGGCGCGGCGCGATCGTCTTCGATCGGACCCGGCCATCCGCCGGCGGCCGCGCCGCGACCTTGCGTCGGATCTTCGAGGCCAGCGTGCCCTCGGTGAATTCGTCGATGTCCTCGTCGCTCGCGTCCTCGAGCTGCTCGGCTGGCGCCGCCAGGACCTGGTCGCGCAGCGCCCTGCTCACCATCGCCGTCACCGGTTCGGGCCCGAGGAAGGACGGCCGCGCCGGCGTCGCCTCTGCCTCGTCGGCGAGCTGCTCTCCCATGATGACGACCGCGATGTCGCGCTCGATCGCCGGCGCACCGACCGCCTTCATCGGCCCCAGGTCGATCTCGGTCGCTTTCCCTTCGATCCAGGGACGCCGGATCCGAACCAGAAACGGCTCGGTCGGATGGACGTTGCCGATCCGCTCGATGGCCTGCAGGGACGCCGATGCCGCCTCGATGGCCGCCGCCGGCGCGGGCCCTTCTTGCGCCGGCGGCGGATCTGGCTCGGATGGGGGTGGGGTTGATTCTGTCAGAACGAGGGCCACCGCGCGGGCCCTGGGCGCCTGCCGGGCCCGCGCGGTACTAGCTGGCTTCTCTAGGGTGCCTTGGGTCTTTCGGCGCGCGATGCGCTTACGTCGACCTGGCGACCGAAGTCCTTCCCGCGCGGCAGCGGCCGCCTCCTCGACACCGCGATCGATGATCTCCTCGATCGAGGCCAAGAGGGCGGCCGCCAGCTTGCTAACCGCGGGGCTCACGTCCTGATTCTACCTAGTCGCCCTCGTGCAGCCCAGCGTCCTCGTCGCTGACCTCTTCGCGCGCCGCAGCGATGGCCTCGCCCGGCGTCAGATCGCTCGCGCCGTTCGTCTCCTTGCCAGGCAGATCCTGGTCGAGCAGGTGATCCGTCTGCTGGTCGTCGCCCTTCTCCATCGTCCGCTCGTCGACGACCTGGTTGTTGGAGACGAGCCGGACCTTGACGATCTGGTGCACGTGGTCGCGCTCGTCGTAGACCATCTGGTCGCGCTCTTCGGTGTTCGACTTCACGTCGCGCGACAGCGTCTTGATCTCCTTGCGCCACTTCCGGATGTTCTTCTTGTAGGGCGCCATCGACTCCTCGGCGTCCTGAACCTGGTTCTCGAGCTCCGTGACGGTCGCCTCCTTACGGGCGCACTCGGCCTGGTTGATCTTCACCCGGACCTTCTTCAGGTACCGCGCGCTGCGCGTGATGTTGCCCTTGCCGCCCTTCGCCTTCTTCTTCGCCGCCTTCGGCTTGCCGTCCTTTTTCGTCGCCATGCTGATCTCCTTTTCGTTTTCGGGCTTCGAACGCTGCTCTAGCACGATCGCTCCAGCGCCTGGTGGTCTTCCGGGGCGCCATGCGATTCCGCCGATCGTTGTCTGCCAGGCAGACATCACAGAGCACGCCGTTCGACGCCGGGCGCTTGAAGCACCGGCAGCAGTCGCCGGCCGCCAGCGCGAGGGCGTAGCGCTTTCGGCAGAAGGCGCGGTTCGCGCTGACGCTGCCGCGACTCACGCTGGGCACGGCCCGTCGCGATGCACGTAGCACTGCAGGCTGTCGAATGGCGGCGCGCGGTGCGATCGGATCTTCCAGCGCTGCCGCTCCATCTCGGCGCGCCCGGCCGGGCACAGCCACATCGGCGTCGACCACTCGCGCTCGATCTCGTAGATACGAACGACCGCGGCCGGCGCGCACGGCCAGGACGATCCGTCCTCGGCGGCCGAGGGCGGCTTCGTCGGCGCCGGCGGCCGCGACCGGATGGCGTCGACCGCCTCACGCGTGATCGGGATGTGCGTCAGCTGGCGCATTGCCGTCCCTTGCACGCGACCGCCGTGCGCACGAGTTTCTCCCGGCTCCCACGGCTGCAAATAATCACGTTGAATCCGATGTCGGGCGTCACGAGAAGCCCCGTCCCGCCCATCGACGTCTGGTCTGGATGCAGACAGCCCATGCCGTCGCGGTGCACGCACGGACCGCAGAGAAGTGGGAATTGCCCAGGGCGGCCGAAGACGCGCGCGTACAGCCGGGGATGCTTCTCCATCCGGCGCATGCAGTCGGCGTGATCCTTCGCGATGTACACGAGAAACTGATCTCCAGGCAGCGGCTCGTCGTGCTCGCCGTGCTCGCGCCAGACGCCCAGCCATTCGGACGGCTTACCGCACAGGTTGCAGCACGACAGCGGATCGGGCGGCCGCTGCGCCGAGAGCGCCATGGCAGCGCGGATCGCTGTCGGCGCCGGCTTTTTCATCGCGGCGCCTTCGCTTCGACCAGCTGCTTGACGCCGCGCCGTCCCAGCTCGAGCCAGCGGAAGATCCGGTGCGCGGCGACCATCAGCCGGTCGATCCCGTAGACCAGACCGGGCCGCACCACAACACAGACCGGATCGCACTCCCACGACACGACGATGGAGCGGTCGGGCTGCTCGGTCATCGCCGGCCGGATCAGCGAGCTATCGTGGACGTGCCCGCAGACGCACGCGATGTCGACGACGACCATCCCGGCCTGCAACTCCGCGAAGCTCGTTACGAGTTTGAGCTGGCGCGGCATCTACTTCCGGCGTTCGCTCTTGTGCCCGTCGCCGCCGAGCGTCTTCTTGAACGCGACGTTGGCCGGAACGTGAAAGACGACCACTCCCTCCGGCTCCATGAAGCCAGGCGCTGCGAACGATCCGTGGCGATCCAACCGCTCCAGCGCGTCCTCGACCGGCGCCTCCTGAAATGCGCCGCGCCAGATGACCGGAACGACGTGGCAGCAGGCTGGC